CAGTCTGCTTTAACCAGCTTGTAGCCCTTGACCTTAGCGGCTTTGCGAAGATCAGAAACGGTCATGCCGCCCTTCGCCATCATTTCAGGCTTCATCGCCATTCCGCCCCCACGCATTTTCTTGGGAGCACCGCCTCCACGCATCTTACGCGGCTTCATCGCCATGGTTGAGTCTCCTGTAGAGTTCCGTCCGCTTGGCAAAGAGTTCTTCGACGTCGTATTCGTCGAAGTACGTCTCATAGTAGCCCTTCTTGGCTAATTTGTCTGCGGCGTCCTGAACTTTGGAAAGCCGCTGAAGGAAGATTATCGCATAGGGCTCATCTATTACATGGGTGAATGACTCATCGTCCAAGTATTCGTTGGGCTCATCATCCGGGTGAAAACCCATGACCCAATAGTCCCTGTCTATGAAAAACCCGTTTGCGATAGCGTCGTTCAATTCATCCAAATAATCATGGAAGCGCCCAGGATCGGGGTCATAGTTGCGATCAACAACCAAAAGCACATCCAAAGTGTCTTCCCACTGGGAAAGGCAGGAATAAATCTCCTGATAGCTCTTTTCGTACTTGAACTTGAATCCGACGCGCTCGTCCTGCCATGCTTTTTTGGCATAAGGACATGGCGGAATGTTATTAAAAAAGGGGTTTTCGACCTCCAGAACAGTGGCCGACCACTCGCGAATCTCTTCAGCGATCTTGCGCTCATCGCCTACCAAGAAGGCTGCCGCCCTCATACCCGCGTGACCGAGCCCTTGGTGACTTTGCGACGATCCCCCAGGATAGACCCGCAGCCCCGGGCAACCACGCCGCCTTTGCGCTTGCGTACTACCCGCGCGCTTTCAGTATTTGCCACAACCTGCTTGCCTTTAGCGCCTTCTCGCTTCTTTTTACGAGCTGTCGCAGCGCGCTCAGACTTGCTAAGACTCTGCGCCTTGCTTCGAGGCAAACATCTATCTGGGTTCTTCTTATCTTTAGAAGTCCCACACGCGCCCGCGATATTTCCCGAGCTATCAATGCGTACCCATTCCTCATCAAGCCACTCCTGAAGCTTACCCATCAGCGGCCCTTCCTCTTCCCGCCCTTGGATTTCTTGGCATAGTTGGGGTCTTTGCAATACTTGGACGCGGCCAAGTTAGCGTAGGCGCTGGGGTAGGTGTCAAAAGTGCGTTTCGCCCAGGCTTTGCCTTCTGGGCAAATCTTGCTGCCCTTGCTTTTCTTGGGCACCGCGCCGCCCTTGCGAAAGTACGTGACGCCGCACTTGCTAGGCTTGGGGCCGGTGCGGACGGCAGGCATTACAGCGACTCCAGAAGCTTTACAAGGACTACCGTGACTAAAGGCGCCGAGAAAGCCGCGAGGACAATGGCCCAAAGCCGGTTATCGAACTTGTCGATCTTTTTGTCCATTTTATCAAAGGCTTCGCTGTTCTCAGCAAGCTTTTCTTCGATGCGCTGATAACGCAAGCTGCACTCCGCCTCATGCTTTTCCAAGCGGCCAAGCAAATCTTTCATGGTCAAGCGAGAAGGGTCTAGCTCCTTCTTGCTACCACGCTTTGCAGCTCCAGTAGCGCGCACTGAACTTGTCTTTGGCTGAGGCACAGTTATGTCTCGCTCGAAAGTTACGCCGGCGGCCCGGCTGGTCCTTTTTGATTTCCATATTTGGATCGCCAAATCGGACAAGTTTGACTTCGCTTCCCTTTTTGGCGAGTACAGCAGACTTCTTAGACTTTCCAGGGGTGCGCTTAGGCTTATTGTATCCAGCAAAGGTTTCCCCCCTATACTTCAACCTGCCTGACGGCAACCTTTCTACGTTCTTAGTTGTTGCCATTACAACTCATCCCCGTTTTTAATATAGATGATTTCAAAAGCGGCAGATATGTCGAAGGTAACACTTGCTGAAGAAGAAACAGCTCGTGCTTCTATGTCTGTTTTTTCTGCAAATTTTAACGGAACAATAAGAGTGTTTTCGATGTGCATTCCTGTGGTAAGAGACTTAACATCTTTACTTTGAAACACCTCCCCCTGCGGCCTAGCTACCAATAACAACTTACACACGGCAGGTGTATTAGATGTCGTACCGTTGGAAACATCGTACTGCATCAAATAACCGGTGTACCCTGCGGGTACAGTCCACAAGGCCATCAAAGTCTGATTTGATCCGTCACCGTTAATCGTAGCGTAAATATTTGCAGGCACACCTGCGGTAACAGTGCCCGTGCCTGCGTAAATAATTCCCGCATTTGCATTACCAGAACCCGCAGAACGAACAATCATTCTATTGATTCGCAAGTAAGACTGGGTGGTGTTTACTTCTGTTTGACCGTTTAAGGTTACGGTTTCCGAAATTTCGTTGTAATCGCCGTCTAAACCAAACAATTCAACGGTTCTTGCACCGGTCCCGGCAGACGTATCGTTAGCCGAGCTACTAGAAACCTTCAAAACAGATTCCGCAGACAGGTATGAGTACAAGCCCCCCTGCGCCCAAATAGTTTCGACGGAATCAGCAACTTCCGCATTATTTCCGAATTTGTAAATAGACTCGTGGTAAGCAACATGGCCGCGCGAAACCTGAAGCTCAAAGGGCTCGCTCGTTCCTACGCGGGTTATTGAGCTGACTTCACGGGCCATGGCTTAGTCCTCAGTTGTACTTTTTGCGCAAGTACATGATCACCGTGTAGGTATCCGCAAGCGTGGCGCCCACGGTGGTGAAGTTGATGTCGCCAGTTTTTCCGGCACCGGCGTTATTGGTCAGGCCACCAAAGTCAGTGTAATCGTGGTCCCCGCTCTGGTTTTCACCCAGTTCAATGCAAAAAGCATCCGCCGTGGCATCCCAAAGGATTTGGACCTTCATACCGATGCACTGCCACCACAAACGCTCAATGGCGACCCCAGTGCAGGGATCGCCATTTCCGTTCGCAGTCAACGCAGAGACATCGACCTTAGTAACCCCAGACTCACCCGTACCATCACTGATATTGGTGAATTTCAGGACAGCCGTTTGCGGGCCGTCGATGATGGTCTGAGAAGTTACGGCATCAGCCATGAGTCACCCCCTTAGGAGAGGTTTCGGTTTTGCAGGTACAGCACCGTGACAGTTGCTGCCCCAGCGGTCGCTGCCGTGCCGGTCTGGTTGTAGGTTACCGTGACATCAACATCAGACGTTCCGATGTCGATCAGGTTGCCGATCTGGGATACGTCCGAGGTGGCCAGGACGCGAGCCTGGGCGCCAGCAGCCAAGGCGTCGGCGTACAGGTCAGCCGTGGACCCATCACCGATGTCAAGGGTGTTGGTCGTGCCAGCGTCGAAGGCGGTCGTGACGTCCACCGTGATCTGGAAGATTTGGCTGTTAGCAGGCAGCGTTGCGACCACAGTGGTGCTGCCGTTTGCGCCAAAAACGACGTTGCCGCTTTGAGCCATCAGCACAAAGCCGACGTTGGCCTTGTCCTGGCCGACGGTGGTGCCGGTGGTTGCTTTGATCGTTCCGGCCTTGATGGGCCCGGAGAAGGTCGTAGTAGCCATGGGAATCTCCTGTCGCGGCTAGTGTCAGACTCCGATGAGTCTGTCAGGGTTCTGACCCATTTATACCCTTATTCCGAGCAAATAAAAAGGGGGCCCGAAGGCCCCCTTCAAAACTATCCGAAGATAGCTTATGCAGCACCAGGGGTGCCAAACACGCAACGCCAGTCGGACACGCCGAAGGAGTAACGCTCACGCGCCTTAAAGCGCATGTTGCCGGTGTCAAAGTCCCCTTCCATTGCCGTCTTGATCGGCGAACGGTTGAAGTATTTGAAGCCGTTGGGCGCATCAGTCTTGATGAAGAAAGCATCCGTGTCGGTGAGGAAGTGGTTAACCACCGCACCTTCGGGAAGCATCCCCATGGACTTCATGGCGTTCAGGTCGTTGTCTGCCGTGCCAGAACGCAGGTTGGAGTTGATCACCCGCTCTGCAACGAATTGCAGCTCTTTCGGGATGATCAGCTTCATGCCGCGAACAGCAATCTTCAGACCACGCTCGTCGGTCAGACCAGCAATGTCGATGAGCATCTGCTCAAGGGACGTCTCGTTCAAGTCAGCGGCCACCGAAAGGAGGTTGCGCTGGTTGCCCGAAAGGCTGGGGTGAGCGGAGGAGCAGAGAGCAGCACCATCGCCAATCGGGGAGCCGGTGCTGAACGCATTGTTCAGAATCGCGGCTGCCTTGATTTGCTTGGTCTGCGCCATGGAACGTGCCAGCGCCTTCGTGTACCGGGATGCCAGACGATCATAAAGATTGTCTTCGATGGCCTCTTCGGTAATGGAGAAGGCGAGAGCAATCGTCTCATGCTGGTAGCGAGCCGTGTACGTCTCCTGGGCGTCGTCAAAGGTGATGGCAGTGCCCTCGCCCTTAACAGGTGCCGTGGAGAAGCCACCAAGCATCACTTCTTCTTCAAAGGCGCGGTCCGAAGACTCCTCCTCGAAGATTTCAGAATGCTCGTTCTCATACCGGTTGTACTCAAGGCCGAAAAGGGCGTTGAGTCCGGGCTCCAGCTCTTTAGCTAGTTGTGCGCGTGAAATCGCCATTTGTCAGCCTCCTTATAGACCGGTCGAATCCGCAGTGGTCTGCGAATCAAATCGACGGGTGGCAGCGTTGAAATGGGCATTCAGACGCACGATCAGCGGGATGCCCGCAGCGGTATAGTCGCTGTTGGCTTCATCATCAAGGATGCCCACAATACGCAGCGGCAGGGTTGCCGTGGTATTGACGGAGGACACGCTCAATGCACTGGTCGAGGAGCCAGTGTCGGTAGAACCGGCACGGGCCGAAGTGCCCAGCGAAGCGTTAGCAAACACCGTGGCCAACGCGGTTGCCCGGTTGGTCAGCGTGGCGTCGCTAGCGACTTTGAAGAGCTGATTGGGGTTATCAGCAACGAAAGCTTTGACAGGATAGTTCGTGTCAACGCTCACGGAGCCGGACCCCGGCCAATAGTTCAGGAAGACAGGCTTCTTCTGAACCGAGTCTTGATACTCAACGCCCATCAGCACACCAAGAGCTTGCGTGGTGCCGCCAGCCGTATCACCAGCTTGGTCAATGACGCCCGCAGCAAGCGGGACGACAATGCCGTACTGGTAGATAGCATTGGTGTTGTCAGAAGCGATTTCGTACTGAGTCACCCCAGTCGAGTTCACGCCGCTGCCAGCGAGGCCGATAGGACGAAGACCGTAGGCAGTATTAGCATTTGCCATGACTAAAGTCTCCTATGTGGTCCTATTTCCGAGAACCACCGAAAGTTACACGGGATTGACGATCAGGTTTGCTAATCGTCATGGTTGAGTGTGCATTCTCGCGCATCATGTCGTGGTCCACAGCCGCCATTTGATCAGCAGAGCGCTGATTAAAATAAGCGGTGCGTTCCGCAACGGTTTCTTCAGGAATCCGCGCGAGAAGCAACCCGCCGACCCCGAACACACCTTCGTATTTACCTGATTCAACCACAGGTGCTTCAAAGTCCGGGTACTCGTCCTGACGGACCAATTCCCAGCCTTCGCGCATCTTGGCACTGACGTTCTTGCGATCATCAAAGCCGCGCGTCTCAGCGCGAATCCAACGATGCTTGAAACCGTCAGGGGCAGGCGGTGCATCCAGCATTGACGGGGGAGCCCAAGGCTTACGCCGTGCCGTAGTCTCCCGAGTTTGTTTAGCGCGAGAAGTGCGCTTCACGGACCCACCAAACTCCATATCGTTCGTTAAGTCGTCCATTTCGCTCACTCCTTCACGTACTTAGCGTACTCTTCCAGTGGCACTCCCAATTTCTTCGCTATAGCGACTTGGCTCGGGGAGAGTCGAACCGATTTACCACTTCTGCGCCCAGAATTACCGCGAGTAGCGGATGCGACAGTCTGAGCGGGCCGTCGATTACCGTCAGTTTTAGTTGCAGCGCCTAGCTTATGCGGAAACTCCGCAGCAATACGCTGATCTAATTCAGTATAGTAATCGTCTGATTGAGGGTCAAACCCTTCATCTTCAACTAATTTCTTGTGAATGCCGAAAGCGGCATAGGTCATGGCCTCATCTTGACCAAACCACGTGTTGCGCTGAGCCCAGGTTTCGGCTTTCGGGTCAGGCCGACGGGGCTGGGGCTGCTGCTGAGGCATGGGCTGCTGAACTTGCTGCGCCTGCTGCGCGGCAAGCTGCTGGCGATAGCGCTCTTGCTGCATCTGCGCTTGGCGAGCACGGTCTGACTCAATAGCTAAAGCCGTGATCTTCCGCTGGGCCTCAATGACCGCTTGGCTGTCACCCATCTCAATGGCCCGGGCAAGCTCTTTCTCAGCATACTCGGTCTGAGACTGAACCCGGCTGGTGTACTCGGACACATAATTGGTGTCCAAAGCTTCCATCCGCTGGCGGATTTGCTGAGCTTCGCTTTGGACCGACTGAGCATAACGGATCGCTTCTTCCCGCTGCCGCTCAGCCTCGCGCATGCGCTTGGTGAGGTTGTTGATCCGCTTCTGCGTAGCCGTCTCGGCTTTCGAGAAGTTATCTTCCTGATCGGGATCAGAAGTGCCTGTTTCCGGGGCAGGGCTCCGGCTTTCTTCCTGATCAGGGAAATCAATTTCCGTTTCTTGGCTATCGCCCAGGTCTAATTCGACTTGATTCTCTGCTTCAGACATGTCGCCTCCTAGTAATGCAGAACGTCTTCAGGGTCCATGATCCGGGCCAGAATCTCGTCGTCATTCAAGATTCGGACCTCCCCGCCATCAATGGCAAAACGGCTGCCGGCATAGCGGGCAAACATGACCCAGTCTTTTTCCTGGCACCACGGGCCGCTGGGAAACTTCTCGCTGTCCTTGTAGGCCAGAGGGCCCACTTTCAGCACGTATCCCACCTGGGTGGACACTTTGTTCTTCTCGACAACGTCGTCAGGAAGATACAAACCACCGTCCGTTTTGCCTTTTCCCTGGTAGGGGAGGATGAGAAGACGCCAGCCCGTAGGGGACGGCATGCGTTCAAGAAGGGAAGCGCCAATGGCTTCGGGGTTTAGAACCCGCTTCTGGGGCTCTTGATAAGCCTCTTCGAGGCTCGCGACCTCTTCCTCGGGCGGAAGGGCCTCTGCTGCTTCAGTCATCGCTGTGCTCCTGTTTTTCTAGCAGGCTCTTGAGTTCCTGTTCCACGTAGTCGAGGGCATCCAGATTGCCGGTCAACTCGCGGTAGTGCTCCATGTCTTTGACATGCTTGTAGATTAAAAGATCAGTTACTGCTTGGCGCCGTTCGCGGATAATCCTGAAGACCGCTTCAGCGAAGTAAATTTCATTCATACCCCACCATGTAACGTCAGAAGGTGAGCGCAGACTAACACGGATTTTATGCGAGAGGCTACGATTGATCGCAGATTAAACGTGCTCGCGCCAGTCCTTCCCCTCCCAAAGCGCAGCTTCCGCCGCCCGGCGCTTCACAAGGCCTTCAAGCACCTTGCCGCCTGCCTTGTTCCACCGTTGAATTTGAAAGGGAACGTCTGACAGGGGGCCGTAATTGACTCGGTTCAACAGGGTGGATTCTTTGAAATTACCGGGCCCCAGGTTAAATACCCAGGCCACCAAAGCATCAAACTCATGCTGCCTCAAAGCTACTTCCGTCATGCTGTTAACGTAGCCCTCAAACTCTTCGAGGTCTTCTATCAAAAAAGCCTCAGCAGCCTCTTGATCAATTACGTCACTATCTCCAACGCCACGAGTATGACCATAACCGATAGTCCATACGCCAGCAGGGCATAAATACGCCTCCAGACGGCATCCCTCGAAATGTTTGATGAGCGCCAGTCCTTCACCGCTAATCTTCATATCAGTCCTGTTTTTGACTAGAGCCGAAATAGAACGCAATAACCGTGCTAAACGAGCCCGTAATCGAACCCAGAATGAGGTTAATAATGGCATCAGAGTTTTGGTCAGGCGGCAAAACGGTCACAAGAACAATGTAGCCCGCAAACAGCAAGCACAAAGTGATAGCAAGGAACCGCGCCGTCCAGTCCTTGGCGAAGTGCTTCCGGGCATCGGCAGTATCGGCGGTCTGGAGCGCGTAGAGGTCAACGTCCAGCTCCTTCATCCGCGCTTCAAAGTCCAGCTCTGCCTTCTTGATTTGCACCAGTTGCTCTGGCGTGGCTTGCGACAAAGCTTTTTCTAAACTCCGTGCGTCCGTATCGCAACCAAGCACACTGGCAATAGCTGACGCCGCTGCACCACCCAGAGGCCCACCGAGGGCCGTTCCAAGAGTAGGCGCTACGGCCCCTACAAGGTTCTTGATCGCGTCAAACTTCATCCTTTGGCCTTTATCGCTAGGAGAAATTCAATACTGCCCCATATCAACGCAGAGCCTAGCGCAAGTATGACTAATACCGCAACGGTGGTAAATGACCGTTCCTTGAACCTTGCGCGCCGCGCTGCCTGGGCTTTTATTTGATCCGCGCGGTCCTGACGTATCTTGGCCCGCATAGCCAAAATCTCTTCCCAAGCATCCCCGCCATGGGTCCACTTAACGTACTCGCGAAGTTGATCTTCCATCTGGCGGGCTTTCTGCTTGGCCGCAAAAGCCTGCATAGCCTCTTGTTCGACAGAGGACTTATTTATAATCGCGCGAAACAGCGGAGGATTCTTTGCTCGTTTTTCCGCGTCGTTAAGGTCTTGCAGGGCGCCCATCCAACGACCAATGTCGCCAGCCATGGACTCAAGGTTGTTGCCAACCTCAAAACCTTTTTTGATAGCGTTGAAAGCAGTGGACGCTACAGCCAGCGCCGTAATTGGATCAACCACATGCCCGCCCCCTATGCGAGCCCGTCTAGGGGGCAAATATATCAGAAGAGTTTTATCAACAAGTAATCGCTAACTATTGATTATTATGGGAAATAATCAACGGCCGCCAAAAACCCCAGACCGTAAATACGGATTCATAAAGGGATTTGCTATCTCTTCCTCAGATAGGATTTGGTCAACCATCTTTTGTGTGCGCGGTGCATAAGCGGTCCGCTCATAGCTCGGAAGCGGCGCAAACTCCGGTCGAATCGGCGTGGCAAACGGATCATAAGCCGGGGCCGACGGGCCTTGGATTTGCACATACTCCGGCTGTGCCACTTGGAACGACGGGATAGGCTGATACGTTGCCGGGGGCAAGCTCAGCTCCGGGGCCGTGACGTCTCCGTACCCGACATCCAGCTCAGAATCAGAAACTCCACCGGTAAAGGGTCGGGGCTGGAACGAGCCCATGCCACCAAAAGGCGCAAAGCTTCGCGCGACATCCGGCAGAATGTAATTGAACTGCTGAGGCACATACGGCGTGTACCGGTAGCGCGGCAGCGGCTGCTCGGGTTCAACCTCAATCGGCGGGGCAGGCTCGGGAGCCGGCGCCGGTTCCGGCGCAGCACCGATTTCGTAACCGTAAAGGTCTTCTGAAAAATCCCCTTTTAGAATCTGAAGTGCATCTAAAACGTTGATTTCGCCATCGCCATTAACGTCGAACCGCAGGTCTTCTGGGTAATCAGACAGCCCAACGGCCATTTTCAGCACCGATTCGGCAAGGTCTTGCTGACGCTGAGGTATTTCGGGCACTTCCGGCAGCACCGGCTCAACAATCGAGCCATCCGGCACCGATTCATCCGGCAACTGCACCACCGTGTCAGCGCCATCCCGGCTGATTACCGGACCCGCAGGCCCCGTGTCTTCCGGGGGTTCTTCCTCACGGCCGACTACCGGACCCGGAGTATATAAATCGTCTCCGGCATCGGGGACGGTGACTACGACATCGCCGCCGTCCTGGCCGCCACCCGTCGGCGCTTCCGGGTCATAAACCGGGGGAGGCGGCGTCTCCGGCCCGCCACCCGGCGACGTTCCAGGGCCAAGGTCCTCCCCGCCACTGGGAGGCGGGATTTCAACGTAATCGTCCTCGACGGGAGGCGAGTCTATAACGGGCGGAGGGGGAGGCGGCTCAGGAGGGGGAGTTTCTTCTTGCCGCGCCTCCCGCTGAGAGGCATACCACTCGTCCTCAGCAATGCGGTCTTCGTCAGTGTAGCCGTCCCCGGGGTTGTATTCCCCGCCACCGCCCTGGTAGCCCACGGGCGGCGATCCGATGTATTCGTCCCCCGCCACCGTCGGCGGAGTGTAAGTCTCTTCCGGCGCAGCCGGCGCAGGCGCGGCCACCGGCGGATTCAAAGGATTGGCGGGGTCAAAGCCTTCCAGTCCCGGGTACTGAGTAGCCGAAATGGCGTCGCGCGTCAGGCTTGCAATGCCCTCGTCTACCGCTGGTGGCGTGGGCTCTGGTGGCGTAGGCGTAACCCTCGGGCGCTGCGCAGGCACAGGCTGGCCCCACCGGGTTTCCGACGACATGGGGCGGCCTCCGGCGAGGCCCAAAAACTCGTTAAGCGTCGAATCGGCCAAACGGTCGCGCATCGAAGCTAGGGGAGCCGTGACGGGAGCCGGGGCTGGCGGCGCAACCGGGGTCAATGCTTCTAGCGCTTGTCGATCAAGGAAACCACTCATCCCCATATCATTGCTTACGGTTTCATTTTCCACTGGGGGCGGAGCAACCGGGGGCGGCGGAGGTGGAGGCGGAGGTGGAGGCGGAGGTGGAGGCGGAGGTGCCACCACGGGAGCAGGCGCCGGTGCCGGAGGCGGGGGCGGAGCAATAACAGGAGGCGGCGTGATAACGGACGGGATGCCCTCACTGTCAATAATAGGGGGAGGAGGCTCAACTACCGGGGGCGGCGGAGGTGCCACCACCGGAGGAGGCTGCGGAACCGGTTGGATAGGTAGGTCGGCCTGAATAGGCTCAAACCGTTCGCTCGGCGCAGACAGAACCTGAGAATGCGGCGCCGCCATCATGGGAGGCGGCTCAACCATCATAGGGGGCGGTGCCACTGCCGCCGGAGGCGGAACAGGTTGAGGTGCTACAGCAGGAAGGGGAACCGTAATCGGAACCCGCGGCTCAACAGGAATGTTCTGACCAAAGCGCTCGTTTAGGAGAAAAGAACCTACGCCCTGGCCAATGCTGGGCTGCACATCGGGCACCGGCGCAGGAGCCATCGTCGGAGGGGGCGGAGCTGGCGCAGCAACCGGCGGCGGCGCGGTCACAACAGGCGCCCCGCGTCGGTAATTGTTAAGGCCCAAGAATTGGCTAAGCGCAGAGTTGTTAAGGCTGTTGAGGTTAAAACCACCCATCAGAAAACTCCCTTGAACCTCTGCGGACGCGCAATCGGGCTAAAACCCTTAACCACCCGACCCCTCGGTTTCCTTACCGCACCGCCCTTGGCCTTTTTCTGAGGCTTGGACCGTCCAGCTTCCTCCAGCGCAATAGCCACCGCCTGCTTCTGAGGATACCCCTCGCTCACAAGCTTGCTAATGTTTGCGCTGACCGTCTTGTCAGACTTGCCCTTTTCAAGGGGCATGTCAGCAGGTCAGATACTTACCGCCACGCTTCGCAGCACCCATGCCGCGGGCCGTGGCAGTCTTCATCGTATCACCACCCATGGGCGCATCCGCCGTCTTGCCGTAAGGAATCCGGCCCTGGCCCTTGATGTCCGCATATTCCACAGCCTTGGGAGCAGCCCCAGGCTTGTTGGTCACAATCTTAACTGCCGCCATGTCACTGCCCTCGTTGTTGGTTCTGAATCTTCAGAAGCTCTCGCTCCATCGCAGACTGAATCCGGGCCTGCGTCTGCCGCTCCTGCGCCGCCAAGCGCTCTTGGAACTGCTGCGCCCGCATCTGCTGATTCTGCGCGTCAAGCTCCAGCTTAGCACGATCAATCTCAGCATCCGACTGCTGCGCCTGAGCATCCAACTGAAGCTCCTGCTGCTTGAGCTGCACCAGCGGATCAGGCCCTTGCTGGCCCTCACCGGAAATCTGACCGGAAAGCTGCTTAACCTGCTGCATGCCCTCAGCCATAAACTGCGCCTCAAGCTGCGCAACCTGAAGCTCCATCTGCTCAGGAGGCATTTGCTGCATCTGGGCAACCTGCTGCGCCGCCTGCTCCTGAGCCGCGATCCGCACGTGTTCCATCACGTGCTTCTGCAACGAAATAGCCACCGCCGGCAACTGAGCCACCATGCCAGAAGACCCAAAGACCAAGTGCGCCATGATGTGCGCCTGATGGTTCTGGCCCTCAAAAGCTTGAAGCTTGATGTTGTCCAGAGCGTTAATGTTCTCCTGGGCAGGGTCCGTGGGCCGCGGTTCGTCCTCCGGCACCGACTTCATCAAGCGATCAACGTCCGTGACCCCCAGCGCCTCATACATGTCCCGAAACACTTCAGGCATGTTGTGCATATCAGGGGCCTGGGCCGCGAGCTGCAACTTGGTCTGCGCCAGCAAAATACGCTGCGACTGGCTAAAGGTATTCGGATTGCTGACCGGAATCACATCCACCCGATCATCAAAGTCCTCAGCCAT